GCCCTCTGGATCCTCGTCGCCGTGATGTTCATCAAACTGTTTGTGATTCGTGAGATGTACACAGCATCCAGCCCGCTCGGCATCATGGACCTGGCAGAGTTCAAAGGACTCCCAGACGACCTCAAGCAGATTTGGCAGACAAACTTCGTGGGTACAATCATGTCTGCAGTCGGTACAAAACTTACAGAGGGATGGGCAGGTGTTTCTGCAGCCGATAAACAAAAGTTTACGGAGCAGGTTACAACATCTGCAACTAAACTCGCAACAAACATAAGTAACGCTCAGGCAGTCCAAGATTCTGGATCAGGTGAAATCACCAACGTCGTTATTAATTCCTGATAAATAGTAATGGATCTCAGTGCAACACAAAATTTGCTCGATGGGGTCACTTTTCCGACTTTTCGAGTCACTGGTTTAGAAAATCTAATAAACGGTGTGACACTTCCGACACTTCCAGTTGATACGGGTGTCAGTGTCGACTCGCTCACTCAAAATGTGACCGTGCCGTCAGTACCACCAGCGGCACCAGCGGCACCAGCGGCACCAGCGGCACCAGCGGCACCAGCGGCACCAGCGGCACCAGAGGAGTCCGATTCGTCTATGAATTGGCTATGGATACTTATTGTTATTCCTATAGGAATTGCTGGTGCAGCCGCGATGTCAAAGTCAAAATAACTACTTTTTTCCACGCAATTTCGCAGCCGTCTTCTGTAAATTCGCGAGCGACGGGAGTGAAATGCTTCTCGTCGATTCTTCTTCAACAGAGTGATCAATGATGACTGGTCCCTTTGGTTTCGTGTCGCCCCAGCTGACACCCAACGTGCCATGTGCCACCTTGATCACCTTGTAGCCCAGCCGTCCCAACTGACGCTGAATGTACACAGTTGTATTTTCAATGTCGTACGCAGGGTACCCAATGGTAAATGGCGGAATTGTCAAAAATAAAGAACGTTCTCCAAGTTCTGACGCAGATTTGATTTTGCGACAGAGCTGTTCGAGAATGGCTTTGTAGGTCGCCTTGCGAACCTCAAGTCTTTTGTGCTCTCTCTCAGCAAGATTTTGTGCTGATATCATTCCTAATTAACGTCTAGAAACAACTGTGCCATTCATTGCCGCAGCGTTGGCATTGTCTCTCTCCGACTGACGCATATGCTCCAGCCAAATGTCGAGCTTCCCCTGGTAGCCGGGAACCTGGGTCTTCAGGTCAGCAAACTGTTTGTCCAGGACAACCTGCGTGTCTTCGAACGTGGTGTATGAATCGCTGGGACCGAACGGCTCAAAGACATCAGCTGCGCCGATGCCGGGCTGGGGCTGCTCAGACAGTTCGAGGATGTTGCCGTCGCCATCCGCCTTGATGTCATACTGGACACCAAAATAACCACGTGTGTTGACGAACATGATGCGGGCATCGTACATAGCCGACCCCTGATCACCCTGCATCGAGTTGATGTAGATGGTCTGAACCGGGTACACGTCGGGGTTCTTGGCCTGAATGGCATTGATGATGGTCTGGATCGTCGCTGGTTCAACTGGACGTTCGGCACTGACGTTCACAAAACCCTCGCCGTTCATAAACACTCCGCGGTTCCACAGCAGAAATCCCAAAATTGCCAGAAGGAGGAATACGACAATGTCCTTCATATTACTAACAGATGAGAAAAAAGTCCTTTCCGTGGAAAGGCCGCTGCGTCGTCTCCCTGGGTACAAAAAGTTACACAGTAGTAGGTCATGGCCACTTTGGTCTACAGCGACAAGTGTCCATACTGTTCTCAGGTTATCCAGGAGATTCGAGAGAACCCAGCGCTCATCCACATGATTCGTTTTCATAACGTGTCGACTCAGGGGGTTCCGTCGAGACAAATCACGCGCGTGCCCACCCTGGTGACGAACGACGGTCATCTGCTCGTCGGAAATGACGTTCGTAAATGGATCGAGTCGATGAAGCCCGAGGAGCGCGTTGAAGAGTTTGACCAGACGGTGCTTTCAGGTGCAACTCTCGATGATACGGACGGAAATGATGCAGGGAACTTTTTCGACATTGAACACTTCAACATGCCGTTGGCACCTCCTATGACACGTGAGCTCGAGGAAAAGGTCAACAGAAAGGTTTCTGACGCATACCAGAAGGGTATAAAGTGAGTCTGCGTTCTTTGGATATGGTTCGTCTCAAGACGATTCAGGCGAGTGCTTTTCGCACCGTCTTTGAGGTTCTCAAGGATATCATCAACGATGTTAACCTCGTGTTCCGCCCAGAAGGTCTCATCGTCGTCACGCTCGACACGGCGCGCGTGACGCTCGTCCACCTCGTCATGCCGGCGGAAAACTTTGAAGAGTACCATTGTGAAGGGGAACATACCGCTGGTCTCAACGTGTCAAACACGTACAAGCTCCTCAAGTCAGTATCCAATACGGATACACTGAGCATGGCAATTGATGATTCGTATCTTCTCCACATTCACATTGAGAATTCAGCAAAAAAGTCGTCAACGTCGTTCGAGTTTAAGCTCCTGGATATCAACGACGACATGTTATCCGTGCCTGAGATTGAGATGAACGTCCTGACTACCATCCCGAGTGTTGATTTCCAGCGCGTGACGCGTGATATGAATAACTTGGCTCAGGATATTCGAATCACGCGTAAGAAGAAGACACTCGAACTCGAGTGTGAGGGTGGATTTGCAAACCAAAAGACTATCCTCGAGTGTGTCGAGCCCGGAAAGGACAAGGCTCTCGGGAATGTGTTTTCGCTCAAGTACATCAACATGTTCACCCGGGCGACGAGCCTGTGCTCGAGCGTCCAGCTTATGCAGCACGATGATGACGATAACATGCCCATCGTGTTCAGGTACACGGTTGCAAACCTGGGTGAACTCAAGTTTTACCTGGCACCAAAGGCGGAGTGACTTAAACGTAGCGAGTCCAATGTAATCAATGGAAAACGAAGCCTCTCAATTGATTGACAAGATGAACAAGCTTCTCGCGAATGACGACGCGGAAACGGCATGGAACATACAATCCGAAATTATACGAGTCCGGAACAGCCTTCCGTTGTATTCTGTAGAGCGTGAGAAAATTGATGAGATTTGGGGTAAAATGATGATGCAGTGGCACTAGACATCCATGCACGTCACCTGCCCGAGGACGTTTTGAATCTGAATTCTGCCGGAAACTTTTTTAACGAGAATCCATTTGATTCCCAAGGAGATTTTCAACCCTCCTGAGAATGAGATTGTCACGCGTGGACGAGGGGCGTACACATCAAAAGATACTGGGGATTGCGTCGGACCTGCGTGTCGCCTGACAATCTCGGTACAGACTATTGGTTTTAAATCTTCGTCGTTGATGAAAATGGCACTGTGTACCGGAACTGAAAAACGAGGCACGATGTTCTGAATGGGCCAGTGTCCTATGTGTGTGTATATCTGACCCCCAAAGTAATAATCGATGTGTCCGTGTTCACCTGGATTGAATTTTTCAACTGGTATCAATTCATCACCGTCGTGTCTGAACATTTGATGAACTTGAAAATTCTTGGGTCTACATTGTTCGATGAGATTTAGGACCCACATTAACTAAAAGAAAACGATATATTATTTAGAATGGAAGGACGCTACCAAGAGCGCCTTACTGAGTTCCAAAAAAGAATATCTAAAGGGGATCCGGCTGCCGAACAGGAGATGTACGAATACATGGCTGACTGTATCCCTTTATTGAGGGAGTTTGAATCTGCCGGAGGAAAGAAGAAGGATGTATACGAAAAGTACATGACCATCGTGGAAGGAAATCACATTACGCCCATGCAAAAGAAAGATCCGGGGTACTTACCCAAATGCAAAGGATGTGGTTCGTTCGACCATACACTCGACGACATGACGAGCGACATGATATGTCTCAGATGTGGAACGACCGCGTATGTCCAGTGTCAAGAGGTGGGGTTCAAGGAGGAGCAGGAAATGGAACGCCACGTCGTGTATTCGTATCGGCGTGAAAACCATTTCAACGAATGGGTCAATCAGTTTCAGGCAAAAGAGTACACGAGCGTCCCCCAAGAACTCATCGGTCAGCTACAACTCGAAGTGAAAAAGCAGCGGATTAAAGACAAATTAGACTTGACACATCGCAAAGTTCGCGAAATGCTCAAGAAGATTCACATGAATAAATACTACGAACACGCACCCTACATCACAACGATTCTCAACGGGGTGAAACCGCCAGCCATGCCTCAAGCCTTGGAAGACCGTCTTCGACTCATGTTTGGTCAGATTCAAAAGCCTTTTGAGAAACATTGTCCTGAAAACCGTAAAAACTTTTTGAGTTACAGCTACGTATTGTACAAATTCTGTGAACTCCTCGGTGAGGATGAATACCTCCCGTGCTTTCCGCTGCTCAAATCAAAAGAGAAGTTGTACAAACACGACATTATATGGAAGAAAATCACTGCTGACCTCGGGTGGCAATTTATTGGGACCTGCTGAACTACCAGCCCAAATAAAAATATTCGGGTGTAATATACTTCCACCCCAGGCCATGTCGATTTTTAAAAAATGTTCGAGTTGCATTCGTATACCCCAGCCCATAGAAGTTTTTATTAACGAAAAAGGTAAAGAGTGTAAAACGTGCCTAAAATGTAGAACAAAATCGAATACACGTAGTTTGAATAACAAAGAGACAAATGGATTTAAGAAATGTTCGAGTTGTAGCCGGGCACCTCAACCTATAGAAAATTTTTTAAATGTTAAAAACCGCGAGTGTAATTTATGTATCACATGTAGAAATAAAGCCAATAAACAATTGGCAAAACCCGAAACTATAGAACGCATCAAACAATGGCGAGAAAATAATATTGAACGTGTTAAAACAAGAATAAGAGAAAGCTCAAAGAAGTGGGTACAAAAACAACTAGAAACAAATAGAGAAGAGTATAAAAAGAAAGTAAACAACACACGTAGACTATGTGTTTCAGGTAAAATTTTAGCAGTAAAAACAAATGCAGAACTAAGACATATTAGCTGGGAACTAACGGATGAGCAAGCGTATAATTGTATTACAGGTCCGTGTACTTATTGTAATTATTTAGAATTAGATACAGTTCTAAACGGGATAGATAGACTTGACTCGAGTAAAAATTATTCACATGATAATTGTGTTCCGTGTTGTACTCATTGTAATCTCATGAAAGGGTGTTATGAACCTATTACATTTATACAACGATGTAGAGCAATAGGAGAATGTAAAGTTGAATTTCCTGAGATCGAAATTTGCGATCGATACAGGACTTCAAAGAAAAAAGTTTAGAGACTCGTATGTGTAATCGATTTATTAATACTCTTGTGACCCATGGTATACTCTTTCAAAATTTCGATATGTTGTTCGTCACGATGAGTCCACAAGTATTTGGCGCGTTTTTTCATTTGGTCAAACGTTGAAATACCAGCCACTTGACACATCATTTCGAACCAATCATTTGAACTTTTCTTGATACCCTGATCTATTCCAGTATATTCACCTTCAAATGGATATACATAGAATGGTTTTTTTGACAAATCCGGTGGTTCATCAGTCTCCATTCGTTGGTTTGGAAGAAATTTATCACCGGGTTTGTAGTCTTCTGGTTTCGCAACAACTTGACAGAGATATTTGAGTGACACTGGATCGTGGAAAACAACTTCGTTCGAATCTATTTTTACAGATTTTATTTTTTCAATTGCTTTATCAAGGTTCCACGGAAAGTATGTATTGTATTCACTCACATATCCGTTATGGTCTTTGATATTCAAATGCCAATTGTGTTGTTCGAGAAGTTTCACGGAAAAAAACATCACCTTTTTACCCGAGTATAACTGTTCTTTATGAATGTTGTCCTTTGTAATGAGTGAAAAATAGACACCTGGAAATTCAGCATCCGACCATTCATCTGACGTACGCAATTTGTTCCATTTTGTCACATTGACATTCTCATCCGAAAATATATCCCCTGATACATGAACGAGATACAATGCCATTAATACAAGTTATTGAGATTTTTTTGACACCTTAAGCGGAAACCACCAATCGATAATCTCGCATGTTCTGATGGCCATATAGTACATGAAAGACAGAACTCGTGTCGATGTTTTCGAGTTGGTGTCTTTCACCACGACATACACCGCCTTCTTCATCTCTGGTGCGAACATTTGATTTTAAAATGTCTACTGGTTTTAAATGATGAAACGTATTGCAAATTTTTTGGGTCTGAAACCGAAACCGAAACCGAAACCGAAAACCAAAGCTAAAAAGACTGCAAACAACATTGAAGCAAAGTTTAGACGTCTCGTGAAGAATGGCTACTCTTTGCCTCAGGCGCGTTATTACTCCATAATGTAATGTCTTCAACCTCAAGGTCACTTCCCGAGTTGGGAAAGTTAATCAGGACACCTTCAGTCAGACCCAGCAACTTCATATACATGCGCGTCTGAACACGGTGTTCATCTTTTAGGGTTTTGACAGATTTCAGTTCAACGATTATACGTGAGTCCACGATGAGGTCGGCACGAATGTTTCCAATCGCATGTTCATCAAACATGATTGGAACGATTCGCTCGGTCTGATACGGAACTCCGATTTTGCGTAGACCCACCTCCATGGCATTGTGGTATACGCGCTCTGAAAACCCAGGTCCGAGGGATTGCCAGACCCGGATCGCCACCGCTCGAACGTGTTCCTTCATACTGCTGAAACAGCAGGCGGATGGTTTAGGTTAAAAATAGGCATATTTGCCTGCTGGACATTCTCGGATCCCGAACGCTTGTAAAAACGCTTCTCGAAGACGGGACTTCCACGGTACACGACCGGAAACATCATACCGTCAAACTTGGACGCATCGAGCGTCGCCTGAATCGATGCGATGATCTGTACCGGAAAAACGTCACCGGGCTTGAGTTCAAAGACCCAGTCGTGCTTTGCCGCCTCCTCACCATCTACAATCTCATCCTCGGGTGCAATAATACGTTTGAGCTGGTCTGCATGCTCTGTCGTTACAAAACTCACAGGCACGACCGTCACGTCAGTCGGGCCATTGTTGACACGAACACGGTCGAACCAATACTCCATTCCTACCATTTCTTTTAATGTTGCTTTTAAGTCCTTCCCGCCGCAGGTGGGAAGTCTTCGTGGCACTGTCCATTGGACAGTTTATTTAATGTTGCTTTTAGGTAGATGGAGACGACCCTGTATGTCGATTCCAGACAGAGAGATGTCAAGCTGTACCCGTCAGGGAACTCATACACACTGTTTCTTCAGTCGCCCGTACATAACGTGAGCCAAGTGGACCTCATCTCCGCCAAAATTCCAAACACGATGTACAACCTCACGACGAGTTCTAATGTTCTCATCGTGAATACATCAAATGTGGCTCTGAACCCTGGATTTTACTCAACGTGTTCGATTGTTGACACGTTCAACAATAGTGAACAAGTTTCGAACGTCGCTATAAGTTACCTGGAGGCTGAAGGCAAATTCATATTCACTGGAAATTTGACAGCAGTGACGACTTTGACGCAGGAAATTGCAGAAATCCTCGGTCTATCACTTGGTACGACACTGTCAAGTCCAATTGACACAAACGCTGTGTACCATGGTATTTACCCAGAGGCAAATGCCTACGTTGTGTCGAGCAACATCGTGAGTCTCGAAATGAATGATTACGTCTGGCTCGACATCGAAGAGTTTCGGACGCCGTTCACGACCGATGCACGGAAATTGGTTCTCAACCCACAGGGTGTCTACACGACAACGAGCAACACATCTGCACGTTCGTTTGCCATTATACCTATGGACGTACCTTCCGGTGGAATCAAATCGTTCAAAGAGGCTGGTGACTACAACGTGAATGTCACATTCCCTTCGCGGCTCGATTCACTCGACAGACTCACGATTAAATGGCTCAACCGGGATGGCGTTCCTTTGGATTTTCATGGACTCGATGTCAATTCATTCACGCTACGACTTCATACGGTACACGTACCAGATGAAGTCGAACGTCCTGTCAGTTTACCACCGCCCGTCCCTTTTGAAAAGGAGAATCAAAAGGTTGTGTGGGGGGCGATGATCGCGCTCGTTATTGGCCTCATGTTGATTATTTTGGCTGGGAAGAAGAAATAGTGAGATGTCTCAAGTCTGGTCGAAGCCATGCAAGTGTCCATGTCGCACAGAATGTGTCTTCTTCGTGTTTCTGAGGATGATCGCGACATACAACGACTCGTCTTCCTGACAATTTTGAAATGAGTTCACGGTCGAGATGTCCACTGTACCGGTTTGTTGGGTGTGCGGGGTCGAAAACGCGTATAACACCAGATCCAATGAATTCATACGCCATAAAATGACCTTCTTCATCTGAAACGGGAGTATACAGTGTCCCTTTTGGATGAATAATTCGGCGACATGTTGATATATCATAGTCACCGCGGCAGCCTGTAAACTTTCGACGAAACACCGGGTTATTCATCACGGTGTCCCATTTGTCTTTCAACTGCTCCATCATAGAGTTTTAGAGATCATCGACTATAACTGACATACCGCGAATCTGACGCTGCTCGGACTGGGTCGTCTGACCTGGGACACGACGAGCGCCGGCGCGGCTGAACGCAAGGATGGCGAGGACAAGCAGAAGAACAAGAATGATCGTGGAGCGTTTCATTTGTTACTAGGGTGTGAGAAAAAATGTCTCAAGAGATAGTATGTCACCCTCTCTTCAGAACTCTGCGGCGAAAAGCATCGCCCGTAACATTCACGCAAACGAACTTGCGAATCTTGTCAAGACGCTTCCGTTCAATATGACCCGTCGGATCATAAGACAAACACCGGCATCTGACGTGGCACGCAACGCCGCGCGAGTCGCGTCTGCCCGGCGTCGCGCGCGGCTCGACACTATCATGCGTCGTCTCGTCCGTGCGCGCCTAGCCATTATGAAACATATCGAGGGACGCGTCCCTGGGCGCGGTCGGCTACGAGGTAAGACGGGTCGTCTTTCAAATCAACTCTGGAACAACAAACAAGAAGCGATCACACTATCGCGTATGACACCTCGTCAACGAGCATCCCGGGCCCGGTGGACATTTGCACAGGATCCAACTCCCGCAAAATGGAAGGGATTTGTGTACTGGCACGTCCGTTCCGGTGGCCGATCTAACATTACACGGAACCAGGCTCGTGCCATGTACGCCTAGTCCCATGAGAAAATTCATACATCGTAAGTCTTTTTCCAATATTCGATGTCCGATTCAAGTTGTCGAATTCTGTTCAGGAGTTCAATCTCAATATGTTCTTTGTGTTCGAGTCTGTTCTTGAGACGTTCGATTTCATTCTCAAAATGTTTCGACTGAACACGAACATCCTTCACCTCTATGGATGTTTCCCACGCCAGGTGCATTTTGGTTTTTTTGTGCTGAGCCAAGTTTTTATATGTAAAGTTGGGGCGACACGGGCAAGTCAGAATTGTAGAAACGTCCATATCTACGAATAGGATTCAAACTTTAGAACGAGTCGCTGCGCGGGCGGTCTCGTGAAAGAGACCTTAAAACTTCGTGCGTACCCATGCAGCGTTCTTGAGGACCGTGCTGTGTGCCGTTGGTGACGTACGCTTCAGATAACGTGCCAGAATCTGTAGGCGACGGAACACTGCCAGAGGTGAGTTGGTCTTCATTGCAAATGTCAGCGACTTGTAACGATTCGGTACGTTGGCAGACACTGTGTACCCGTAGAGCTTGCCCGGTGACAGGGGTGGAAGTACATACGGACCCTTGCCTGGAAGGCCACGGTTGACGATGCGAGAAGACCTGACGCGGACTGTGCCGCCTGAAATGCGACGCGTGTAAGCGCGGTGATTCGCACTCGCTGGAACACGGACCGTTCTTGACTTGCGGCGGAAAGTGTACGCACGACGAATAATGGTTGGCATTACTCTTGATGGACATTTTTTTCTTACGTACAAGTATGTTGACTGCGGCTCAGGTGAACTTTCTACGTAACAAAGGCGTGAACGAAGCCTTTGGTAACTTACTTGCGAATGTCAGAGAGCGTCGACAGAATCGTGAACGTTCAGCAGCTGTGTTGACACGTTACCGAAATTACCAGCGAACCAAGAATGAATTTAACGCTTTGCGTAAAAAGTTCGTAAATCTGGGCACGAACGTCGGGATCCAACTTATGCGACTGCGTCGTATTCCTGCACATCGCGCAACTTTGTTTACTGGAGGTAACCTAAATCCAGCCCAAGCCACGCTCCGTAACAGAATTCGGGCTCTTCCGAGAAATGTCCCAAAGACTGTCAACATGAAAGAGTTTGTTCGGCTTTTTAATGCACACGAAGCTATGCGAGGGAATCTTGTTAGGAGCATGAACACCCATCGCACAGCCATGTTGCAATTTATACGTGTTATGCATCCTTTTGATTTCAATCCAGCAAGATTCAGTGCAAATCAATTGAATACATATGCTGTTGTGCTCAGTAAAAACCTCAAGTACAACAAGGGAAAAGTCATTGGCCGTATCGTAGGGAATCGCGCTACGAATCCTCACACTGCATTTGGACGTCGAATGATCATGAAAAAGTATCCAGGTAATACAGGTAACTAAAAAAACGGCCGCACGGTAATGTAAGAATGAAGTACGTCGTTGGTGATTTCGAGTCTACGGCTCAAAAGATTATACACTCGATCAGCTTCGCCCCAGTGAATGTCACTGAGAATAAGACATGGGTGTCACATGGACGTCATCAAACACCAGAGTACCGCAAGAATCGTTCAGTGACGCACGGCGAACTGCGAACCATCTTCATCAAAGAGGCGCTCGACGATCCGTTTGTCGCTGAGAATGATCGCGTTCAGGCAAAGCTCGGTCGGACGATCATCCACGGTCAAGAGGCGGTTGTCCTTCCATTTCGCGACGCCATCTGTGAGTTTATGCACGCGGTGTGGGAGCAGGGGGATGGGAACTGGATCGCACACGCTATGGACAATGAGCTTGAAATTCTAGAAGCGACTGACAAACATTTCAAAACGGGTCTGTTTCCGAAACCGCTCCGGGTGTTTCCGGATCACTCGACGATTCCCGGGTGGTCGAAGCTCGCCAAGGTGTGTTCACAGCACGTACTCACGACTCGGTGTCCTGAGTTTTTCGCACGGTATACGGCGTGGATGACGATGAATGGGTGGACGCCGACAAAGTTTTCGTCTCGACTCGAGGATTTTGTTCGGTTTGTTCGGGATGACCGGGAGTATTCTCAGCAGCACATTGCTCCGTGTGATGTTCTCGATCTATGTGAGGTTCTTGCGGCTGCAAACCCTCCTCTGGATGGCAAATCGTACATGATTTCGACACCTGTGTATGCGTGGAATGGTACCCAAATGAAAACATCTTCAGCTTCGCTTCCATTGAAACCCCAAAATCAAACATCTCAATTTTAGACATGTCAATACCGATGAATGGATAATTGTACTTGGAACGCAACCGAAACATCGTATACAAAATACTCGTCAGATAGGATTTCAGATTTCGCGTGTTATATTCATGGTCTTCATACCACACGGCCCGGATGACCTTGACATCTGCTGAACCGACAAAAACTCCACATGGTGTATCCTCCATAGTACCACCGTCGATGTACCGTCGACCTTGGTGTTCGACAGTTGCAAACAGGAACGGAACGGAAATAGTCATACAGAGTGCATCCACGACAGACATGTCTGGTGTCGAGTCACATGAAAAGTACTCTGTACGCGCCAGATTGACACAGTATGCGCTGATGTACATTTTGGGCATCGTCGGACGAAGGGCTTGCAATTCGCGAAACGTAAGGTCCTCTTTACTGAAAAATACACGAATGATATCGACGATGACGTTTCTAATCTTCTTTTGACTCACGAGTCCAAAATGCTTCAAAAACTGACGGATGTTGGGTTTCATGATTTCCTTTATCGGAATGTCCAACGAATAATCTATGATGGTTTTGATGTTGCCTTCTGCAACGATGTAAAAGAATGCGAGAAGCCCACCGGCGCTCGCCCCTGAAATTTCTTCGAGATTGTCCAGTTTGTGACAATCTCGAAGGGCGCCCATCGCGCCAAGGAATGCAAAATACGCCATCGCACCGGGTCCAATCGCCAGGTGTTTCATTAGTGTGTCAGTGACTTTTCACTTTAGGCTAAGCATATAAAGTGTGGAACGTACCAGTGCTGTTACTTCATCCTGAATGTTCTTGAGGTACGAGTCTCGTGGAAGGCGCATGCGGCGAATCTGAGTCAGAAGAGAACGGAAATACAGTTTTGGGTTGCGTGCAATCGTGCGGCGGCCCACAACGATGCGGCGAAAGCGACCGTACTTACCCATGTACGCCTCAGCGTACGAATCGAGAAGAGGAACGACACCTTCATAGTAGGCCTGGAGAGCCTTGTGCTGCGCAAACGAATTGGTCGTCAAATGAAAGGCGTGAGCTTGTGTACGGGAATTCATAAGAAGACCGACGTACTTCTGACCATTCATTTCTTAATAGTACTTGGCAAAATTAGTACGCATGAAGGAAAAGACCAGAGCAAACACCAGTGTGTGCACGCCCACAGCCAGCATAGAAGACTGGCCAGACATAAAGACACCCTTGCCTGCTGGTGGAATCGTCAGAAGGACGCCTGGAGTCAGGAGGACGAACAGCACGGCGGGGACGATCAGGTCAGCTGGGCGCAGAGACACCTGGAGCACAAACTTGGCAATCAGGTAATACACAAGGGACAGAACCAGGGCGTGCACCAGCACTGGGCTGGGGCCTACACGCAGGAGCAGGCCTGGGCTGAGCAGAGCGAAAAGGATGGCTGGGGTCAGAATCTTGGGACCGGTGATATCCATTTGATACTATTTACTGAGAAAATTGTCGGACAAACTCGGCAAAATCGTGGAACGAAGCCTTGTTCATCAAGGTATTATTCATGTGGTTCTCCTCGAGGTACTGACGAAGGGACATCCACATGTTGAGGACATTCTCAGAGTGCCAATCGTGCCAGTCCGTCGGGCTGAGCAACAGCTCATGGTCCTCCTGTTCGTCATAAGTCTCATCGAACTCGTCGCCATTGACAAGAGCGTCATCACGGTACTCGTTGTTGAGACCCATTGTTTCTACTTGTTATTCTTACACGTGATTCTTTTATATAGGCGGATGTGTGCGAAGCGCACATCCTTCGCCGCGTAGCGGTGCAGACCGTTGTTTGCCGCTGCGCGGCGGTGTCACGCGTGACACCTGTTTAAGCGGTTTTCTTGACGGTGATGGTGTTGCGTTCCTTGACTGGTGCATGGTCGACGATGACCTGGTAAACCTGCTCTACACGAGTCTCATCGCCGCCAAAGTACGCACGAAGTCCCGCCAGAATGACATTTTTCGTGATGCTGCCACGGGACTCCTTGGTACGCATAGACACCTTCTCCTGATTCACCTTGACAGTGTCAACGTCCTGCGTCTCCTTCATCTCCTTCATGTGCCCCTGGACCTGTGCCCGAAGTTCCTTTTCACGCTTATTCAGTACAGCCATGTCTTTCCTCGCAGCAGCAAGCTGGTGCTTCAAGGAGAGCCATTCAGTCATCACGGCTTTAAACTCATCCATTTGATGTTAATTAAAGGTGTTTATTTTTTAAGTAATAAGTATATAACACAAACGAAACTCAGCGCCCAGAAAATAGGAGTTGGTTTCCAATTCACCCGTTCTTCTGGTTTCCAGAATGGTGGCATAAATTGATACCCTGGAGTCATAAGCCCATACAACCACGCTGACATGAAAACGATCAGAAAAGCGATGCTAAGAGTTTTCATTTATTATTTGACAATATTTACTTCTCATAGTTGTTCTCAATCTCAAACTTGGGGCGCATCGTGTCCGGTGGAATGGTGGACAGGTTAAAGATGCTCACAGAGTCACGGGGGTTGGGTGGCTCGGAACGGAAGTCGCGGTTGGCGTTACGCAGGTTGCCGCCGATCGTCTCGGGGAAACCAATCTGGGCACGTGGGTCCAGGAAGTTCTGACCAGACAGGATGGCGTCTGGAGAAAACTGGCCGAAATCCTCGGTCGTGACAACCTCCTTGGGAATCAGACCCACGTTGGTGTTGTCGTACACTGGCATGTCGACTGTGCGCAGACCGGAGCCACCCATCTCGAACGGTGCTGGGTCGTCGACCGATGCGTACGTACCCCCTGCTGCGTCAGCCAGACCACCCTGTGAAATGAGACCACCTGAACCACCCTGGTTGACCATCGGACCAGAGCCGGACACTGACGTAGTCATGACATCTGAGCCGACTGGGTCGCTGCCTGTTGGGGCATACCCGCTACGCTGAGGATAAAATACCATCATGGCGATCAGGAACAGAAGAATCAAAATCGCCAGACCCTTGCCGTCCATGTTATACTAGTATACGACTTTTTTTTTCAGTCCAGGTAATCGGCCGGGTCATCATCCTCCTCGCCATCTGGCTCTGGGTCGTCTGCAAATTGGAACTCGACTGGGTATCCCTTCGTGTTCTGCTTTGGTGCCGGCCGCTGACGAACCTGGACGACGCGCCAGATGGGACCGAATGAGCGCTTGAGGAACCAGAGTCCAGCCAACTCAAACAGAAAATCACACGCTCCTGAAATCTCCTCAATCGGATTCTTCTGAGCGTCAAAGAATGACGTCACCACCTTCCCCTTGATTGCCGCCAGTGATGCGGAGAGTTCACCGTCGGTGGACAGGCTCGCCTGGTATGCTGAACGAATCGTATCGGTCGAGATGTCCTTTCCGAACCACTCAAGCTTGCTCACCTCCGCCTGACTGAGAAGCTCGTTGTCAATAGTCTCAAACAAAGTTTTTGAAGGCACTTTGAGACTCACCTGACGCGTCTCCTTCTCCAGAGTTCCGTCAACCTGTACGTTGTTCACCTGGTGAAACACACGGGCGTCACCCTTTGCTGAAACCTTGAGAAAGTAACGGCCATCTGGAATCTTTACAGGAGTTCCGTACTCCATGGTGCTCAAAAAACAAACCTAAGCTCTAAGTAGAAATGAGCCTGGGAGTTTGTCCAGCCGGCTACGTTGAATTACCAGTCGACAAAACGAGATGCCGTCGTCCGACAGGGTCTGCTGTAACCGTCAAGAAGATTTGTCCGACTGGATTCACGATAGATGTTTCGGGTCTATGTTTGGCGAATGCGCCAGAGACGGTCGTACCGACATGTCCATCTGGATACTTTCCCATTCCAACTGATTCTTCCAACTGTGCCACGTCGACGAGTTCGACTGTGGTTAAAAAGACGTGTCCGACTGGGTACACACTTCTGACAAATGGGCTCTGTGGAACAGGAAACACATACGCGACTACAGGTCCGACGTATTGTGGTCCACAGTACAATGGGAAGAATTGTACATACCAGACACAGGTGACACCTGGAATGACTCCATACACTGGAACGGAATCGGGTCCGAACATGATATGTGCATTCCAGGAGGGGGACACACAGTATCCATGTGATCCAGGGTGCTGCGAATCGACGGGCGGCGACGGAACGACGGGCGGCGACGGAACGACGGGCGGCGACGGAACGACCGGAAATTGGTTCACTGACGTGTTTCCAGTCTGGGCAATCATTCTGTTGATTATCGTCGGGACTATCCTAATGGCTTTGTTGATCGTATTGGCTGCCAAAAAAATGTCACGAAACAATAGATATGGAACTACCAGAGGTTGATTACCTTGCGGCGTACAAATTCGTAAAGGACACACCCGTATACGGTCGTTTCATGGTGTGGCATCTCGTTCTCTTTATGGTCATCGGACCCATGTTGACGTGGCCGATGCTCATCCTTCTTCTTCTCGTGTTCGGTACCCAGACAGTAAAGCTAGTTAAAGATGTGAAGAGCTCAACAAGTATCAATGGCTGACACTACCATCACTCTGCAGGCTGTCTTCGATGAGATTAAGCTCCTCCGTAAGGACCTCCGTAAGGTGAAGAGCCTCATCGAGGACCCTCAGGGTGAGAAGGCCAAGGCTCGTTCTACCACCAACGGTTTCAACAAGCCCCTGGACATTTCTGAGGAGCTGCGTAAGTTTCTGAACATGGCTGCCGGTGAGCAGATTTCCCGCTCTCAGGTGACGAAGAAGGTGAACGAGTACGTAACGGAGAAGGGTCTGAAGCAGGGTCAGAACATCAACATGGATGCCTCTCTGAAGGCTATCCTGGACCCCCCAGCTGACGTACAGGTGACGTTCCTGAACATCCAGAAGTACATCAACAAGCATTACATCAAGGCGGAGAAGCCCGTGAAGGAGAAGGCTCCGGCAGCTGCTGCCGCGGCCGAGACGCCAAAGCCGGCGGCGGCGAAGCGTCCGACGGTGAAGAAGGCCTGAACTTTTTTCCATTAAATAGTAATGAATACAGTACTTGCTATAATCGCACTCATGACAATTCTGAATGCTCGAACTGACGTGACTGTTATCCACGGCAAGTACGATTTAACAGCGAAAGATAAACTGCTAGTGACTTTCCATCACTTTGTGATTCTCTTTATGATACTCGGTGTCTTTTTCAAATCCAAACGTCTCGTCAGTGTCCATCTGGGTGTCGTCGTCATCGCTTTAATGTGCTGGTTCATGTTTGGTAATAAGTGTTTTTTGGCAGACTGGCAGCGAAACAGTATCAGATACACAGAAGAAGACATTCAGATTATTCATAAATCACGTGGTACACAGATGTTTGAATTTTTTGCCATTGTCATTCCATTACTCGCCATTGACATTCTGAAATTAAAATCGTTTTAATTATCAGATGCATAAACTATTGATTCTGTTTCTTATTCTTGTCGCGCTCTTTTTCATGTTCATGAAAAAGCCTTCGGCAGCCACTTCTGTAGATGTTGCGGGAACTACAGGCCCAGGGTACATCCCGGCGTTCCAGGGACACCCTCAGATTGGCGTCAGAAGTTAAAAGAAAAAGTGTACGTAATACTATAAATGGAACCCGTTGAAGCGCCAGAGCTCGTCGATGCCCCAAACATCGACCGCGTGGCGCTTGAACGTCTTGTAGGAACTAAAATTAATGATATTAAATTGTATCGCAGGTCTTTCACGCATAAATCAGCCCTCAAAAAGTACAAGGGTCTTGAAGGCTCGTACGAGACGCTGGAATTTATGGGTGATTCTGTTCTTGGATTTATCATCACGCGATTTCTATTTGAAAAGTTTCCAGCAGAGCAAGAGGGGTTTTTGACCAAGGCGCGTACGAAACTCGTGAGAGGCAAGACGCTCTGTGAAATTTCAAAACGACTCGGCCTCGATAAATGGGTCCTCATGGATGATAAGGGGATGCGTAACGGCTGGAACACGAATGAGAATATCCTCGAGGATGTTTTTGAGGCGCTCGTCGGTGCCATCTACCTCGACATTGGAATGATTCACGCCAAGTCTTTTGTGTTTGCGGCGTTTGAGTACGTCGAGATGAACCTCACGGATGATAACTACAAGGACCAGCTCATGCGTTGGTGTCAGGCGAACAAAGTGCCTTTGCCAGAATACCAGGTTCGAGGTCAGATTAACGGCACATTTCATATCGAAGTTGTCGTCGATGGCACGTCATACGGGTCTGGTTTTGCAAGCACGAAGAAACAAGCGGAACAATTTGCGGCACAGATTGCACTTAAGACGACAGAGCGTTTTAAGAAATAATCTTCAGCTCGCGGAACACCTTAGGACCGACGATAATACCGAAAACGAATATAACTGGATAAACCACCATCGACTCGTTACGTGTCAATTTACGGTCCTTGGGTGTCAGTGCCCAGGTTAGGAATGCTATGAGCAAAAACAGAAGACTCCATTGGTAGTTCATTTAAACAGTAAAAACATTTTATTTTAAAGATGCACCCACGAGTCAAAGAACTCTTAGCACAATCATATGCCGATCAGCGCAGTCAGGAGTGGCTCGACCTCCGTGGAAACCTGCTGACTGCGAGCGATTTAGCGACAGCAATCGGTCTCAACCCATACGAAAAGCCAGATGGACTCTTGGCAAAAAAGTGCGGTGCGGCGCGTCCGTGGTCTGGAAACGAAGCGACTGCCCACGGGACGCGTCTCGAGCCCATGGTGCGTGATTTGTATGACATGCGACACGGCCAAATTTCACATGAAATTGGTCTCGTACAACACCCGGTACACAAATTTCTCGGCGGTTCACCCGACGGAATCACAGAGTCTGGTCGACTCCTCGAGATTAAGTGTCCCCTGAGTCGAAAGATTAAACCTGAAGTCCCTGGGTATTATCTGCCTCAGATTCAACTTTTACTGGAAATTATGGATCTCGAGGTTTGTGATTTCCTTCAGTACAAAGAGGGACCTCCCGAAGAGTTTGTCGTCGTCGAGGTTCTACGTGACCGTGAATGGTTTGCACATTACCTCCCAGTCATGAAGGCGTTTTGGGACCGCGTTCTCGCCACGCGTGCCAAAGGCATATGTGATGTTGAAATTGATGAAGTTCCAGTCGAGACAGCTGATCAGTGTGAGGTTGAATTAATTTAAGTAACCAAAACATTCACGAATAGAACTAGCGTAAGCGTCTTTGATGCTTTTTACCCCCTGGTATCCATGAAGGGTTGCAAGAAGCCCATCACGAATGTCACGTGACTGTTGTATTTCTTTATTTGCGATGGCCACCAGCGTACCCTGTATCTCAGGACTGAGTGAGTCCCATGCCTTTCCAGCTTCGAGCCACGATGCGCCAGGGTCATCATTGGGAGATTTCTTGTCCTGGATCCAATGAATCATGTAAGTGTATGCCGCCTTGCTGAGCGAATCGCGCTCGAAGACGTATTCAACTTGACTGTCATATAGGATTGCAAGTTCACCATCAATGATAGTAAACTCCATCAGATGCGAAGCATCTGATGTCTGCTGCGGGGAAAACTTTACGTCTTCGACGTAAAGGCGGCTCATGGTATAAAAAAACCTGACATTTTTAAAACAAGAATGAAGCACCTCATCGGACGTATCTCTGGTGTTCACTTCAAGTACATCGAAGAGATTGAGCCCCTGATGGAACAGATTGCAGACAAGTGCAAATTGACTGTCGTCAGCAGGGCATTCCATCAATTTGAGCCGTTTGGTGTGACTGGTGTTCTCGTGCTTTCAGAGTCTCATTTCTCAGTGCACACGTACCCAGAGTCGGACTGTATCTATCTTGACATTTTCTGTTGTGCGGACCATTTCGACCCTGAGAAGGCGGGTCACATTATCCTCGAGACTCTTAACGGAACGAGTGCAGAGTGGCAGGTGGTGAACAGGTTCTAACGCTTCTTAGGAAAAGGGACGAATCCATAAATATTTTCAACATTGAACCGGCCTTTCTTGTATGGCTTACTCACAAAGTAAACTCCGGGTGGTTTATTTTTATTGAGCATCACACTGTGCTTGGGAGGGCTCTTCGTTCGGGGAGGTGACACATTTCTCACCCTGAAGCGACCGCGAGTGGCGACACCCTTTGTGCGTATGTTACGAGCAAGTGACATACTGCTTTTTATGTGCTGACGCAGTTTGTTCCAGCGTTTCACTGCGTTTTCACGCGACTCACTGACGGGAGCCAGCCCTGACGCGCGCCGGGTTGCACTGGGCCGATATTCATACGGGCGCTGGTTCTTTATTGTGTGACCCATATGATCATATGAAATATTTTTTATAGAGTACTTTATATGACTGTGATTGATTATCTCGGTTCGACCAGGAAAACGCATATCGTGCGTCGAACAAAACGAGCTATTCGTCCTATAAAGACAATCAACTGTTTTTGTAAAAAAACAAAGTTTGATGTGTATCCGAAACAGAAAATGTCGTGTACAACATCTATTCCTCATATGAACACTGTTTCGGGGAGTCAGGTTGTTATAGGACGTATCAAAACGCTTGAACGATACAAATATGATAAATGTCATCTCTTCGAGGCATTAACACTCCCGTACGAACACGAAGCAAAGGCTGGAAATCTATTTTGGACCATCAAGATAAATGACATCTTTATGTACTGTGCCCAGCGTCGTCGTCAGAGATTTCCTATCAGACTTGTCGTTGACCCCAAACCACGTGGAGCATCGAATCGACTAACTGCAGATACAGTGACGTGGCGTGAAGAACAACAACTCCTTCGGTATTTCAAAATGTACAAGTATAAAAGCCTCACGCACAAAGGTATATTCTTCTTTTCAAAGTACCCTCGTCTCCGCTCACCGGGTATATGCCGTACATTGTAAAATTTCACAACGGATATTTCCATACACGATGATGCAATAAACATGCATGACGTTATCAACAACCCGCCGGATGTGCTCACCCGGGTCAACCGGCCATGGCACGTTCATTCCGACCCACGTACACTGCTGCAAAAGCGTGAGATTTTCATCAAATACACGTTCGAGTGATGGGTAAATCGCGTGCATAGACTCAAACACCTTTTTGAGCACCTGATTCACCTCACGGGCATTCCTGTATCGAAACTTGTTGGTCTGTTCCCAGAAGACGCGATCCGTGTGCTCAGAAAGGTAAAATTCGAGCTCATTGTGAATTCGCTTTTCAAAAATAGTCAGGATTGTTTCGTCAACCTCGTTCATCTTGAATTATTATGTGATTGCGGTTTTAGACCAAATAAAGTTTTAACGGCTCTTTAACAGTATGAGTTACTACGAAACGCTCTGTGTTGACCGCTGTGCATCAACAGATGAAATTAAAAAGTCTTACAGAAATCTTGCACGCGTGAATCACCCCGACAAAGGAGGCGACGCTGAAAAATTCAAGGCGATCGGGCAGGCGTACGAAGTGCTCAGTGATCCGGAACGACGTGCCCGTTACGACCAATTTGGAACTGATGACCCGCAGCAGCAACAAGGACCGCAGGGTCCTGACATTTCACATATTTTTCAGCAAATGTTTGGCGGTATGGGTGGTCCACAACAGCAACGGAACATGGACCGGCATCACACGATAGACCTGACACTCGAACAGGTGTACACCGGAGCAGACAAGACTATCAAGGTGCCCGTGACGAAACATTGTCAGTCGTGTGCCACAACGTGCTCTCGTTGTCAGGGACGGGGAATGATGGTGCAAGAAATGATGGGTATGATGGGTCAGATGTTTGCACGGCCTTGTGATCAGTGTCAGACATCTGGTGTCACGCGAAAGGGGTGCCCGGGGTGTAATCACAAAAAAACGCACGTGGATTCCGTCATGATAAATTTACACGTCGAGAAGGGGTTACATTCAGGAACACAACACAGACTTCAGGGACTCGGAGAACAAGCGCGGTCGAATCGTGAAAGAACTGGTGATCTCATTATTACATTCAATGTAAAGCCCCATCCCAAGTTTGAGCGTCGCGGCGAAGACTTGCGGTACATCATGACTGTCACGTTCCGTGAATCGGTCGAAGGGCTCGATGTGACTATACCTCACTTTAGTGGACCCGTTCAATTCAATACACTGAAAGAGTTTGGCATCTTGGACCCTCGAAAGGACTATGTCGTACACGGCAAGGGTCTAACGGACCAGTCAAATCTTCTCATCAACTTTGATGTACAGTACCCAAAGCACGGATGACGAGCGGCTTGGGTTTCGGGTTTGCGTGTCGGCACATAGGACACGTCACCGCCTGAAATGAAGCTGACCGGCTCTGTTTCCACGATTCAAAACAGTCGATATGGAAATAATGCCCGCACGCCGTCTTGGTGGTTGTTTCCCGTGTGAGGTCGCAGTAGCACACGGCACATTCCGTCGGCACTTCAGGTGGTGGCGGAAGCAAATTAGAACGCTTTGCGTGACGCCAGCACATTGGATAAGTCTTGTACTTTGGGCACTTACACTGTGTTCCATCCTTGACCATCTCCGGACATCGCTCGTACTCAGCAGGAAGACCCCGCGGAGCCCGTGGGGCTGGTGTTTCCGAGTGAATCAGACACGTCGTGCACCCAATAGCACACTTGTTTTTACAAGGTGTACCGGCATGTGTAACTGCAGGACACGGTATACGTACAGGTGGGGGAGGACGCGGCTGACGCGGAGGACGCGTGTATGTCCTGTGTGGCGCGAAACCGTGAACACGAAGGAGATTTGCAATTACCGGAGGGATATACAAGTTGGTACGATCCGCCTCTAAAATTATGTTAGTCAGACGTTCTATGAGAAGTGTAGCCATATTTAATATGGTATCCGACTTTTTATATCTTTGCACGCTCATGACACGTTTTGTCCCTTGGAAGAAAAAAGTGTCATGAGCACGCCTGGTTTCGCTCAGGAAGGTTCAGTCATCCAAAATCAAAATGAGCAAGTTTGATGCTTCTGCTCTTCGCTTCCGTCAGCACACGCTCGACCTCAAGGCGGCTCGGAGCCGAACCATCTTTCTTCCAGACTATACGCCTCCGGCATCTGTGGGTCTGATCACAGCGGCGGCGGCGAAGAAGAAGGCGGCCGGCCCTGTGGCGGCAAAGGGTCCGACGTGCACAGCACGCACACTCGAGGGACGGCAGTGCACGTTCAGGGTGACGGCAGGGGGGTGCTTCTGCAAAAAACATAGCTCTATGGTATAGGAGATGGCTGACGTTGAACTCAAACCCATACTTGTTGCACTTGTAATCAATCTTACGTTGATTTTCGCACTTCCTCGTCTCTTCAGTAGTCCCACTGGGTTCAAAGCGTTTGATGATTTCGTCTCGTACCTCAAGGCTCAGCAGGCGTTCCTCGGGTTTAACGCGGTTCTTTTCGCCATTGTCATGTATGCTGCATCGTACTATATGGTTCACTACGGTGACGGCGAGTCTCATGGTGGTCATGGCCGACACGAAGAACTCATGTCGGATGATTTCATGAAACCCGCGGGACCAAAGATAAAGTCGATTGACACTGATTAGAAAATGGACGAGCTCATCAAAGCGCTCGACGCAAATGGGTACTCGCGCAACCCGTCACTGACCCTCTCTACAATCATCGCCAACACGATGCAGGACGCTCAATACTCAGCTGGTGCATCTGCAAACTATCGTATTTTATGCAAGTACGAAGAACAGTACGGTAACCTTACGGTTGAAGTTCTTCGAAAACTGACGAAATGAGTTTCTTCGTCCCAGGGTGGTCCCACTCTGAAATACGACTCTCGTAACACGTGCGCATGTGCGACATCAGTTCCTCGAGCGACGGCTGACCCCACACCATCCCTTTTTGAAACAAAAAATCATCCTGCTGAATTTCAGTCCGTGAACATTTCACGACGAATGGTGTGTCTGGAACGTATTCTTTGAGACCGCCAAAGTCCGTGATGATCACTGGTTTACCACGCAAAGCCGCCTCGACTGCTCCCATCCCAACGCCCTCGGAATGAGAACAGTTGACGTAACAGTGTCCCTGTCTGTGAATCTGCGTCTCGAGGTCTTCGTCGCTCAAAAGTCCGTTGACGACGACGACGTTTGGGATTTTCCACGTCACTGGAACCTTACACGTCGCTTTGAGCAAAAGTCGCGCGTCAGGAAGTTGTAGGCGAACAAACGCCTCGATGAGCATTTTGATATTCTTGCGTGGATCCACCATGTTTCCGATTGTGTAGAACGTGTACTCGGTCGCCTCGACGGGTGCACGAGGCGGTGTCGGCGTCCACAGAGGCAGGAGTCGCCAATCACCTGATGGAAACTGCTTTGAAAAAATGTCCAAACAAAATTGACTCGGCGTCCAGAGCGTATTGTACCTCTGGACGAGCAGCTCGTACACGGGGTGAACCGTCTCGGTTTCGCAAATCGTCATGTACTTTTTCTCGTTACACTGGGACAACATCTGATCGACGATGTTCATGTGCTGTTCGATGGGAAGCACGAACGCAAACCCGACGTCGTACTTTTTGTTTGGAACTGGGTCACCAAATGGAACATAGTCCGCTTCGTGACC